CAACGCTCCGGGTTCTAACTTGACGTAGTCATGTTTCAACGCTCCGGGTTCTAACTTGACGTAGTCATGTTTCAACGCTCCGGGTTCTAACTTGACGTAGTCATGTAGTTGTTTCTGGTGTATCATCTAACATTTCTATCAATGTTGTGTTGATTGCATCATTCTTCTTCATGTCTAAATCAGCTTTTAGTAAACAGATGTATGAATTAATATAGTACATTTGACAATTGTTATACAATCCTCTTAAAACATCTTTAGTCTTCTTCGAGAGCAATGTAACAACATTGTTGTTAAGTTTTGCATTGGTCTCTAATTCATTCAATATATCGAGTAACAAGTTCAAATCATTAATGTATGAGTTCATAAGTTTTTGATAATTATCCCTGAACATTCTGTTATAGAGATACTCACTATCCATTAGAGATTGTGTTTCTAATGCACTCAAAATCTTATAATACCCACCTTTTTCCTTACATGTTTTCTCATCAGTTATATTGATATAAGACTTAATAGCCTCGAGTAAATCATCACGAGACAGTTTGTTGATCTCTACTATTCCTCCAGATGGTATACATATCTTTCCGTCACTAATTGCCTTCAATCTACTGTAACAAAATCCCTGTAAATGACCATCTTTACCTTTATATGGAAGGGCTGAGAGTATGGCAGCGATAATATTCAATCTTACAAGATAGTGTTTCGCTATCATCTTACATATCTTACTTTTTGTCATATTAGATGAACTGTTGTTATTATTATTAATCTCTTGCTCGAGGACTTCGGCATCTAATGTTTCAGCTTCAACATTACCCTGCATCTTTTCCAAATTATTCTCCAATTTTTGGATCTTATTATTCAATTTCTTATTAGAGAAAATATTGATAGTATTGTTATTGTCATTGCTGTGAATATTGTTTGCACCTATTTCGCCTAATTCGAAATCTGTGTTGTTATTCTTTTCATTTGTATTGTTGTTATTCTTTTCATTTGTATTGTTGCTATTCTTTTCATTTGTATTGTTGCTATTTGTTTCTTGGTTATTATTAGATATACTTTCTATGAGTTCAGATATACCTGCCTCATTATTCTCTGCATTCTTGTTCTGGACATGTTGGGAATTGTTTGGAAGTGGTGATACAAATTTACTTATATTCGGTTTGTTAGCTCCACCCTTTTGGTTATTAACAGGTAGATTCAACTCCTTCATTATCTCATCACTGATGTAGTTTAACTTCTGATCTCCAGACAGTTTAACAACATAGTCTCTACTGAATTTGACTTCCTCATTGTTAGCTAAATAGTCCTCAATACCATCTTTCAAACTATCCACCACAAATTTATCATTGTTGTGAACATCGTAACTCATAAATATTTTGACCTTCTTTGGAACATTTGTTTTATTCAAATTGGATTGTATCCCCTGTAAAACCTCCATATCAAGCTCGTTGAGCGTGTTCTCCATGACAAATGAGAGTTTCTTACAGAAATCCTTATTCAAAAACTTATCCCTATAACCTCTAGCAAGTCTTGCACATCTGTCTAAAATATCTTTCTGAATTCCGGTGACTGTGTCTGAATTGCTACTGTTTGACAGAGTTTGATTGGGCTGTTGCTGTGGCTGATTTGTTGACTGATTTGCACCCATAATAATAATATATGAAAGATAAAAATCGAACTAATTTATTTGAATGTTTGACATCTCTTATGAAACTTCACTAAACTCTTATATTGCAAAACACCCCCATCAAAGAATCGTGTTCCTTTACTAACAACATACTTAATAGCAAGTTCCGCAGTGACTCTTCCATATCTTGTTATATAAGCTACCATAACCGATGGTGCTCTCTGTTCACATTTTGTTGAGAATATCAAAACATTCTCAAAATTGTTATTCTTTTTCTTTATAAACTCTGTTACATCTGCTAGATAATCGAATATACTCATCTTGTGTTCTGTAACAGGTATTCTTATTTTCTCACCATCATAATCGGGATTATGAGGAATCTCTTTCGTAACATTTATAACACATCCTATATCCTTCTTGTTTAAGAAATTTTTATTGTAAGCTGTATCTTTATCTCCTAACCAAATACCAGGTAATATCTCCATATACTTTTTAGAAAAAAGTATTGTCAAAAAACATACGCAATATTGAAAATAGTATATACAATTTAATTGGTTTCACCAATTGATGACCCTATGTGTTAACCAACCAGTATACTTTTGGGTGTTAGCCCCTTTTTTAGCCTTCAGCTATCGCTTTGCGAAAAAGGGGCTACTGGATTGTACAATAGTTCCACTCATCTTCATTCTTTGGTTGTTCTATATCGTTGATCTTTTCAATCTCTCCAAACAGACAACTTGAGAAACTGTTTTGAGATGGAGAATAGAGGAATTGGGCTGCGGAGTTGTCCTCGAATATTACGAAGAAACCGTCGAGATACAGGAGAGCGTGGTCATGAGTGTATTTGTAAATTGCTTTAACACCTCTCTCGAAATGAGCGAGTTCATAGGCTTTGTAAACATGGTTGACATCGGATGTTAATCCAGTTTTGGTCTCATTATTGATTGTGATTTCGAAGTCGTACTCATCATATTTATCTTTAACAGCATCTTCTGATGGCATGAAGTTACCATATTTTCTATCCTTTCTCTGCATTTTTGAGTATATTGTTAACTGAGTCTCGTGTGGTACTGAGTGAGAGAGCTTAATATCCTCAATAAACTCAAACGTTTTTAGAGTCTGTTCGTTCCATCTGAATATGTACTTTCCTGATTCCATTTCTATATACTTTTTTAGAAAAAAAAAATGAAAAACATTAAATCTTGAATACTATTTTGTATGAGTTGAAGTATGTCTGAAAATACACAACAAGGTGATGAAGAATACGATATATTCATTATTGAACAATATGATAGTAATAATGGACATTTCAGAATCCAAGGTTTCTATAGAGACCACGATGTTGCAAAAACTGTACTTGATTCTTTAACAAATTCTAAAGGATCGTCATTTGTTTCCGTTAATCTTCCACAAGTTTATTCAGTTATTACACCTTTACTGATTTAAAACACCGATTAAAATAACTTGACAATATGTTTTTTTTACACATTCATCTTATGATGGGTTGGGTTTATACGACTTGTTGAATAGCAAGAAAAATTACTTATATTTTGAAAGCGATTGAAATATAATGTAATTGGAAAATCTAAACACTTGTAATTATGAAATAACTTTTAGTAACTTTTTAGTATCGGATTAATTATCTAACAACTTAAAAATAATAATAATTTTACATACAAAAATGGATACCGCTTTTGCAAATTATAACAAAGCACACGCAGATTGGCAAGTGAAATACAATTCGCATATGAATGCTAAGAGAGAGGCAGAAGAAACGGATGGAGCTTTTGTATGTGTTGAACCTCCTGCAAAACCTAAGTTTGAGGATTTTATTGTGAATAATGATGGTCCATCTACATACAATGGTAGTTCGACAACGGTGGGTACTTACAGTAATGCTTATGTGGATTGGCAAAAAAGATACAATTCACATATGAATGCTAAGAGAGAGGCAGAAGAGATAGGTGGAGCTTTTGTATGTGTTGAGCCACCGGAGAGATCCAAGTTTGAGGATTTTATTGTTGGTAACTTGCATTAGCTAATTAGTTGCTATTATTGTTGCCTGATGTAGTGCCTTTCATGGCTAAGTACATTAATACAAGTGAAACAGTTAAGCAGATTGCAATGACGGTCCAACTGTTGACATTTATTCTTGATTGCATGGAGTCTGTTTGGGTCTTGAGTTTATTTATAACATCGGAACTAACAGATGCTCCACTTACATCACTGTAAGGAATACCCTTCTGTGCACACTCCTCTTTTGTTTTACAGAAATCACTTGCAGTTTTAATAAGTGGGTACTGCATTCCGACAAAGGAAACATATCCTACAAACAATCCTAATAACAGACCATTGAAAACATTGGATACGATACCATTATTGTATGGGATGAAAAGCATAGCTAACCAGGTCATAAACGCAATGTTCAGTTTGAGTTTGTCCCCAGAAGATTTAACAACTATATTCTCCATACTGAAATCTGTGCATTTATCTGTACCCTTCTCTCTGACATTGTACAGAACAGTTGTGTACACTGAACTATTACTCTTTATCACATACATCATAATTCCCAATCCCGCTATTAAGATTGAGAAAACAATGTAGTACACCCAACTTCCTCCAGCCGATCCACTGAACAAATTGAAGAATATCATAAAAATTGCCATCGAGAACACGACTATTGATATAACACTGTTATACTTATCAACATCTGTTGTAGTGGCTGTGAATATTCCTGGTAGAACCAATGTGACTATGAATGGTAACCAGAGAGTGTAATTGAAAGCGGAATTGCCGGTTGTAAGTGGGAATGTGTTGTTGAACTTAATAAAGAAGAGTATCAAACTCATAACAACCATGATCAAAAAATCAGTGAGTTCGCTATTCCACATTCCTGGTACGTATGCATTGATAATCTGCTCCGTCTCATCATCATTTATGTACTTGTTTGTATTTATTGTGATCGTCTGATTGTAATACTTCCTTGGATACACCTTGAATAGACCGAATATCAATTTCACGAGGAAATACGCGATAATTATCACTATTAGGTAAACTCTTATTCTATACAGTAGACTAACACTTATGGAATTATTGTTGTTATTGTTGTCCATATATACTTAACATCGATTTTTCTGTTGTAAAAATAGAAAAATTGAAAAATATACTATTTAAAAAAATATTTATAGAATTCAATAATATGTCTGCACAAACTGATATATGGAGTGTTTGTTCAAGTATTGATAAATCTTTTGACAGTGATGATGAAATTGAAGAAGAAGTTAAAGAAAGTAGTTCTGCCGAGAAGCAGAAATGTTCGAATTGTGGTTATGATGATTTTGTAAGATTAGGTAATGAGAAGATTATTTGTGGAAAATGTAACATGGTTGTTGATATGATTATCGATTACGCTCAAGAGTGGCGATATTATGGTTCTAACGATAACAAGAGATCGTCAGATCCAAACAGATGTGGCATGCCATCCAATCCTCTCTTCAAAAATCAACCTTTAAGTACTGTTATTCTTGGAAGGGGATGTGAGAAGTTCAAAAGAATGAACAGTTGGAATGGTATAACTTATAAACAGAAGAGATTGATTGAGATTCTTAACTTGATCTCTGAAAAGGCTAAAGACGGAAAGATTCCTCCGTGTGTTGTAGATAAAGCCATTGTTCTCTTTAAAAACGTGAGTGAGAATAAGATTAGGAGAGGAGAGTCATTAACGAGTATTATTGCATCTTGTTTGCGTCTCTCTGTTAAGTACTACTCTATCGATGATATTGATGTTACAAGAAGTATGGACGAGTTGGCGGGATTGTTCAACTTGAAGGAGAAGAAATTGAAGAAGGGTTGCAATGAGGCTTTCGAAATTATGTATCGTAAAGACCCAAACTTTATCAAAAAGATAAAGCCAACTGAACCTAAAGATTTGATCGCACGTTTCTCAGCGTTTTTGGGAATTGATAATGAGTATAAAAACAAGGCAATTCATGCATCGATCATTGCGGACAAGATCGGTATTTGCCAGAAGAACAATGCTAAATCTATTGCCGTTGGGGCTATCTATTTAATTTCCCAGATTTATAAGTTGGGATTGACAAAGAAACTTATTTCTCAAAAGTGTGGTACGTCTGAGGTGACAATTTATAATACCTATATGGAAATGTACAGATTTAGGGAGTATTTATTGATGGATAAATAAAAAAATGATTTTTTTAAATTGATAATAATATCTTATTTGACATATTATTATGGAAAATCAAACATATTGGATTTGCAACAGCTGTGACGATGTGTCTGATCGTAGATATATTTGCAAATGTGGAAAATCTTTCAACTGTTCAGTATGCACAGTTCAAAGCCCACTAACGCTGAATACCATCCACGGTCAATACATTGTTTGTCCAGTTTGTGCAACAAAAGTGAGAACGTTTGTTGGTATTATGCCTTCACGTTGGGATTTAAGTGATGGAGAAGGTGATAAGAAGTATCTGAATATTGAGTATGAAGACATAGGTGAAAATCCTGCACCTCGTAATTTCAAGCTCAGATTCGACATGACGGACTTCAAAATTGAGGATTTAATAACAGGATTTCCAACATATGAACATATTGGAGATACGGATTATACAATAATCGATCAAGAACTCTGTTTTATATACGCTATTATGATATGTCACTATCCAGAAACAAATCTGAGTACATGTAATTGTTTTGCATGTTATGTAAGAAAGAGTGCTAGATATTCAAGTTTATCTAATGCCCTTGCTAATGTGAGTGATGATGTTGAACTCAGTGAAGAGAGGAGAATGCATTTGGGATTGATTAAAACATATATCACAACATTCCTAATACAACCACCAGTTATACCAAATATCGGAGCAAACATTCTAAACACTTCGTTCTATGATGAGACTCCAAAATATGCGGCAACAGATGATATTATTGAAAAAATCAAGACAAAAAGCGTGGAGTATAAATCTCTAAGTGAAGAGGTGAAAACAAAATCTGGAAATACAGATTGCACAATTTGCGTATTGGATTTTGAAGATGATACAAAGGTGACAGTATTGGAATGTTGTTCAAAAATTATATGTACGGGATGTTTATTGAAATGGCTATCTGATCACAATCACAACTGCCCATTGTGCAGACATGAATATGAGTGTAACGACACACCCATCGCTGGTACTAGTGGTGCGGCAGCAACAGCAGAAGCAAGTGATGATGACGAAATGCCTCAACCTCAACCAACAAGTGGTGTTAGTAATAATGTAATGTTCAATCTATTCATGCAGGTTGCTTTAGGAATGATGCAAGAATCACAAGCGGAACAAGAAAACAACAATGATAACTCAGACCCAGAAGAAATTGACTAAATCCTAAAAGTAAATTAGTTAACATACAGGACGGGGGCACGACTGCCCCCGTAAACCCCCGGTCTACTAATTGTAGGACGGGCATAACTGCCCCCGTAAACCCCCGGTCTACTGGTTGTAGGTAGCGTAGGACGGGGGCACGACTGCCCCCGTAAACCCCCGGTCTACTGGTTGTAGGTTGCGTAGGGGTTTACGGGGAGAGGCACTCTCCCCGTCTTTTAAAATTGATTTTTTTATAATTACAATGTATTTTATCTTATGGATGGTATGTATGTAGGATTTCACTTATGTATAAATGCTAAATCTTTTTCACAATACATTATTGGTGCTTTTACTGATTTTGGTGGTTTATCGACTGCATTTCAAGTTTTTATTAAAAATCCACGTGGATATGCAACTGCCAATATTCCCAATGAAGAAGTGAAATTGACAAAAGAGTTCGTTGAAAAGAACGGTATTTTGTTAGTGTCACATGCTGCTTATATATTGAACTGTGCGTCAAAAGAAAAATGGGACAAGAAGTTGATGACAGCAATTGATGATATTATGACTATAGATTCACTTGGAGGAATTGGATCTGTTTTTCATGTAGGAAAGTATTTGAAACTGGATGTTTCAGAAGCTACTGACAATATGAGAGAGTTCATTGTGAAGGTTGTTTCCGACACTGGTAAGATGGGTTGCAAAGCGGATTTCATTCTTGAAACCGCAGCTGGTCAAGGAACAGAGTGTTTAGTTGATCTTAAAGAGTTCGGTAAATTCTTCTGGTCGATAGATGCGGAAACAAGGAAGAGAGTGAAGGTGTGTATAGATACATGTCATGTATTCGCTGCTGGTTATGAACTGTCGGATGAGAAGTCTGTTAAGGAGTTTTATGAACTGGTCAATGAACACATTGGATGGGAGAATGTTGCTTTGATTCATTTGAACAATAGTAAGTGTCCATTGGGATCGAGGAAGGATCGGCATGAGAATCTGACAGAGGGTTTGATTGGATGTGATGGTTTGAAACTGTTTGCGAAAATGTGTCATGAAATGTTTATTCCATTAGTGACCGAGACTCCATGTTCAGGAGAAGGCAGAAAACAGGAAATGAAAATGCTTAATCAATGGATAACGAAATAAAAAATATATTATAAATTAATGTGTATTGTTGATCTATTTACACTTATGTCCAATAGTGACAAGTATATTAAACATGATAGTTTAAAATTAAAGATCAAGGAGAAGATAGGGGAAGGTTCATTGGGACTGGTTTTTTTATTAGAGAATGGAGACATTTTAAAAATATATAAAAATTCTGTTGCAGGTTCTGCAAAACTTATTGAATCAAAATCTATTCTACCTGAAAAGAATGAAAATAGAGAGATTCAATTATTCTTTAAAATAATTAAGTTCAAAATTAATGAAGAGGGAATTGTTAAACCTCTCAGTCTTGGTATCGTGTATAATGAATTGGTGTTTGAGGATACTGTAATTTGTAAGGACACATACTACTCTATTCTCCCCTTTTATGAGAAAGTTTCCAAGGAAATTCTTGTAAAGTACAATTTATACGACTTGATACTCGAAATAATTAATTCTGAACTCAGTATTGAGAAGTATCTAAGAGTGTACCACTTGGATATCACTTTGGAAAACTTAGTCATGTATGATGACAAACTCATGCTTATCGATTATAATTTAACAAAATCAATTGGGAGTGGGGAGCAAAGTGTTAATAGTAATCACTTCAATACAGATGAAAGATGTAAATTGAAGCTAATTCCCCTTTACTATATTTTTTTATTGATTATTTCGTTGCTATTTAATACCAAGAAAATATATTTTAATGATAAATTATTAGTAAATTATCTGTATATTCTATCAAAGAAATTGAAGAAGAATGTTTATAGTTTAATTTATAACGGATTATCATTGAATTATGATGTTGTTACCTTCTATAGTAAATTTATTTCTGCTTAAAAAAAAATATTGTAAATAATAATAATAATAATGAAATTGACGAAAATTGTAGCTAAGCACAGGAAATCACTATTTGATAATTATATTATATATACATCACCAATGTTTAGGGAAAGATGGTCGGGTATTAGTATAGATACTGTTGATGAAGAGACAATGAGGTCTTTTTTGGTTGACTTAGTATTTGAGATAGACAGTATAAATAAAAATTTATTAAAATCTTTATTTATATTCTCTAAGAAGAAGAATATCCCATATCTATCAGACATTATCTATCAACTTGACGAGGAAAACTTTGAGAACCCGCTTATTATGTCTAAATCTGAACCAATCACGTTCAGAAAAACAATTGAGAAAAAAATTGTTATATCTTCGTGTTTCACACCCCCTGAGTTCATCAATGAGAACTCATGGCTTCACAGACCTATCGACACTCTGGATGAGATTATAAGTCTGTGAATCTCTTATTTTTATTATATTTACTCGATTCTTGTAAATATAATAGCTGTTATTGATTAGGATTTATCTTTTCTTGGTTGTTTTTGTTGTTTTCTTCTTGGTTGCTGTTTTCTTCTTGGTTGTTGGTTTCTTCTTAGTTACTGGTTTCTTTTTGGTTGTTGGTTTCTTTTTGGTTGTTGGTTTCTTCTTGGCACCACCATGGATGTTGTTATTATTTATTAGTGGTGGTCCTGCTTGTCCTGCTCCTTGTCCCACTGCATTATTCGGTTCAGCTTCTCTACCATCATGCAGCTGCTTCAATATCTGTGTATTACACTCGGTCGCCAATTTGAGGATATTATCAGAGTCATTCTTCATAAACAATTGATTTCTAAGTTTATTGTAAATAAAAAGTGCGGCAATCT